CATCACGACAGATGAGCCATTATTTATGTGCGTCTGGAATGGCGATAACTACCAAATCCACACACAAGCGACACTCTGGGAAAACTTCAAAGATACCAATCTTTTCGACGTTGAGGAAGATGGTTGGTGCGTGGGGGCTAATTTTCCAATGCTTATGGAACGCCTCCACCTAGAGTTAGATTTCACTGTTTACCATAACGACAACATGTCAATCAGACGAATTAAATAGGGGAAACATCATGAGTTTAACATTAGTAACAAACGAGGAAAAAAGAAGTGCTTTTTCTGAATTTTATAAATTAGCGAACAAAATGCATCACCACAATCAACTCGGTGTTGCTAAAAAGAAAAAAACAGACCTTCATTGGAAAGATGAGATGTGTGCAATTATTAATCCTAAAGACTTCAACAAGTTTGCTGATGCGGTTGCATTTGTATGCGGAAGTTCACTTGAAGAAGTTGAAAAAATAACACATAAAAAAGTAATCGTTTATGCAAGTGGTTACTGGAATAATATAGGGGCTTAAGGGGAAACATCATGAAAGATCAAGACAACCAAATAAAAACGATGGAAGGGTGGGCGTGTGACACATGCACATCACGCGAAGTAGTCTTGTATCAAGAATTTTATTATTGCAAATCTTGTTGTGCTGAAACTGATCTAGTCAGTGAATGGTTTCTTGACTTATACAAGGAGGAAGCAAAATGAAACTGATAGATGCACAAAAATATTTAATAAACCTACACAGAAACGATTGCCTATATCACTTAGATGATGACGCCGTCGAATGTTTACAAGGCGTTATCACAGTCGATGAAGCTCAAAAAATTAATTTAATGATAAACAAAATCTGTAGCGCCGGTCTCGACTGGGGAATTTTTGACTGTCCAATAGGGTTTTGCGTTGCTTTACATAATAATGAGTTAGACGAATTGATTAAAAGTTACGATTTACCTATTACCAAACTCGAAAAAATGTAAGTTAATAATTCAAGCCCATTTTTGAAGTGGGCTTTTTTTTTGCGCTTGACTTTCGGCTGCTCGATTTTTTCAGGCTCATTAATTTTTGCCAGGTAAATTTTTTGGTCATTTTTGATCGATCAATCTATGGCATTTTGCCGTTGCCAGATTCCATCTACATCTACAAAACCTTCTACACCAGAAAACCTTCTACACTAGAAAATCGTCTACACCAGATTTTGTTTCTACATTGTTTGTTGTTTTTGTTTTTTGTTGCGTTTTCTCTTTTCATCTGCCGACTTTTGATTGTGACAGGAATGACACAAAGACTGCAGATTGTCCCAATTTAGCCTAAGAGCGTCATTATCTTTCCTCTCAATAATGTGGTCCACAACATCAGCAGATCGAACAAAACCATTAGCGTCGCAGATACGACACAGAGGATTGCGACTAATGAAAGCGCGACGTAGGCTAGTCCACTTTTTACTTGAGTACCAAGCATCTCTTTTAAGTTCTTCATTATCCATTCTCCTTCGACGCGCAGTAGTCCGTCTAGGCGCACGAGCCTCACGCACATGCCCCACGCAGAAGCCTCCGGCTGAACCTTCAGGCACTAAGTTCGGACAACCAGGTGACTTACAAGGTGTCGGTGCTGCTCTTGGCATTACTTGCCGCCAGCTTCTAAACGTTTAATTTCCGCTTCTGCATAAAACTTTATTTTCTTTGCATCACGCAGTTTCTTACTGTGTGCCACTTCACCATAACGGTAGGACGCTCTAAAGATTTCACCTATCTGGGCATTCATTGACTTAAAGCTTATCAAGTCCTGTAACTCAGCAGCACCACGAGGCAACTCGTAGTAACTAGCTGTCGAGCCATCGGATGTCTCTGAGGATGGGCAGGGGCAGGGCGGTGCGACAATTTGTATTGTCGATGGATTTTTCTCCAAAGCTGGTGCTTCTTTTTGCGCCCGCCTCCAAGCAGTGACCATGTCCCAATCTTGCGGTGTTGCGTCGTCTATACTCATTTCATTCTCCTCAATGAAAGGGGCGATATTCGGTTCTCGCACATTCATACAGCCCACTAGTTTGTCATTTGTTAAATTTGCGATACGGGATACCAGACATCCTCTGTGGGATGCCACAGTCGTATCGCTTGAGTTTCCCAGTTGTAGTCGTTGTTTCTAAGAATTCTTGCTAATCGTGCTTGTTTAATTGCTTGAAAAGCTCCAATGCGCTCATCGTCATAAGCTTGCATGAACGACAATTGCACTTCATACCAAAGACGCGTCATAAAACTAGCTGGGTCACTGTCATCTACCTTTGGTAAATATCTTTCAGCTTTTATTTTCCCTATGCCAGGTGCGCCGCCGTACCCATCACAGCTATCACCCATTAAACTCTGATACATCCAATACCAGTTGGCTTCGTTAATAGTCGTTTCAAAAAACTCATGCTTAACGTGGTTATATAGTTTGCCCGGAATGGTGTGCATATCTTTGTCAGAACTGACAATAATCGTGTCATCAAAATAATTACCAGTTTGCAAGATGCCTAAAAGGTCATCACCTTCCATGCCGTCAACTTGATTATTTTTGTATTCAGTACGTAAAAGCGTACATAAATCCCAGTAGTGTCTAGGTTTACCCGACGGGTTTCGTGACTGTTTGTAGCTCGATGACACGGACTTGCGAAAGTTTTTACGATTGTCAGGACTAAAAACTAGCACAACATCTTGTGTCTCACATTCCTGTAAGATCGTTTCTATTTCGTTGTAGGCTATTTCGTTGCAATCCTGTAACGTCATATCTTTACGCTTTTCGCCTGGTTCAAACGGATCATCGGCATCTGCAAGTGCAGCGGCCCTGAATGCAATAATGTCTGCGTCTATTAATGCGACTGTCATAACTCCTCCTAATGAGTTTCTGCCCACGAATTTCCAATTTGATAATCACCAGAGAACGGTACTGGTAAACCTAACTGCTCACCGGCAAGCGTTATTGCCTTTGCAAACGCTTCGCCAACAGCTTTGGCATAGATTGGTTTGGCTGTGATTTGTTGTTCGTCATGCACGTTAGCAACTAGGGCATAGTCAACCCCGTGTTTAAGGTTAGCTTTCGCCATAAGATCGTGATGAAAGATTACAAGTGCTTTCTTCATTAAGACGCTACCAGCGCCTTGCAACAGCGTGTTTAGTGCTGTGCGCTCAGAGCTTTCTGCGCTTCGACCATCAGGCAATAGAACATAGCCTCGACGACTAGCTTTTTGACCTACAGCTTCGATTAGTTGACCAAGGCCAGTTACACCTTCTTCAATGCTTTGTCTTGATTTTTTACCAATAGCTCTATAATTACGCTTTGCAAAAACCTCACCACCGTTTTCTGCGTGGTCTTGTGCGTAGACAGCCCCTAACTTTTCGTTGCCTGCTCCGTAGATGAGCGCATAAAAGTACATTTTTGAAGCCGAGCGCGACCTTAATCCTGCTGCTTTCATGTTAAGCGTGTGCGCGTCATTACCGTCTTCTTTACGGCCTGTCAAAACAGCTTGAGCATAAGCACCTTTGTCCCACGGATATAGATAACACGACAGCATGACAAGCTCTAAAGCGTTAGCATCAACACCCACAAGAACGTGACCATCATCAGGTATCCAAAGTGATCTCATGTTGTGTGACTTGTCGCATTGGGCCATGTTTGGACGAGAATGACTCATCCGATGTGTACGAGCGCCACAACTTCTTACATACCCATGCATACGACCTTTTTCGTGTAGTTTTAGCCAAGCAGTTTTTCCTTCACAAAGTTGAGCTAATTGCTTCGTTGTTTTGTAATACGAAACCAATAATTTAGCTTCTGGGTAATCAAGCTCTTTCAGTACGCCCTCATCAACTTTTGGACGACCATCGTCCGTGTATATAGCTGGCTTCCACCCATACAAATGGTTGAGCCTCATCGCAACTTGCTCACGAGAACCTGGATTGAAACTTTCAACCTTTGCACGTACAACTTCAGCATTTTTGACATAGCCAGCGGTCCTGTTAGAAACCTTTGGCTTAAATATTTCAGGTGATGCCCATGTCCTTTTTGTATAACACCAACGAGCATTTTTTGGTCTAACCATTGGCACAAAGACTTGTGTTAATTGTTCCTCAAGGGATGTGACTTGGCCTGATAATTTAGCTGATAGTAACTCAGCATTTTTTACGTCAAATTTAAAACCATGTAAGCTTTGCATCGATAAGCATAACTGGACGTCATGCTCCAGCTTTATAGACTTGCGGTAGTCAATGCCAAGCGCAAAGGCATCTTTAAGTTTTTTCTGTAGATCGTTGTAAACTTTTGCAGTTAAACTCACATCACGCTCACCATACACACGCATGTCATCGCTGTAGGCCGAAAAATCACTAAAGTCACCTTTCTCAAAGCCAAACTCTTTACCGAAGCTTGCAAGGCTTAAACTACGACGACTTGGGTTTAACAGTGCAGCCACAACCATGTTGTCCCACTGTTGTTCAAACTTTACATATCCTGGGTACAATTTTTCGATAGCAGGGCAGTCGTAGCCTATGTTGTTGTGTCCTATCAAACGCTTTGCGTTTTTTAAGCGGTTAAGACCTTCCTTAAGTGGTGGATACGCTGAGTCATAATCTGTGTAGGTTGTCACTTGATCTGGTGTCTTTGGGTTACACACGCCAATCATATAAATCTTAGTAAGACCAGGAATTAGGTTGTCAGCTTCGATGTCATATACAAGCTCCTCCGCTTGCATAGTCATTTGGGTAAATCCGTTAGCAACAAATGATCTTCAAGACTTATCTGTAGATCAGATGATGGCGACTGTTGCCGCATGTCAGCAACAAATCGTTTCATTGCAGAAATGCGAATTCGCTGTGAGATGGCTGATGTGCCTTTTTTATCATAGGCCAACTCAGCTTTTCTTATAAGCGCCATAAGCTCGTGTGCTGGTATTGATGCTTTCATTCTCTGTCCTTTAGTCGCAGAACCGGCAAGCGCCTAGTTCAATTGGTTCAATATCATCACTGCCACAAAATCCGCAGACATCAAAAAAACTTACACGCTCAACTTTGTGGTCGCCCATTGGCTCTAAATCAACAATACGCTCTTGACACACGTCATCTTCGTCAATGACTCCACAGTTGATGCACTGATATTTCATGTCTTTAAACTCCACTCTGCATACTGCACAGACCGATTGTTTTTAGATAACCCGTGGACAGTACGCTTGTTAAATTCGTAGCCTTTTTCCTTTAAGTCAAAAACTCTGGCGCTTAACCGTGTTATCTGTAATTCTTTAGTCGCTTCCATCTGGTTGATGGTTTCATTGGCTTTTAAATATTCAATGATCTGCTGACCTTGGTTTTTTGGCTTTTTTTGTGCTTTGCTTTCACGTTTAAACACACCAAAAATCCGGTCAAAACTTAAATTGAAAGCGCGTTTGTTTGTTGGTCGGGGTTTGTCTCCTTTACCGTTCATAATTTATCTCCTAATATTTGCCATGCTTTAGCGGCGGTTTGCGGCACAACGCCATTTCCTAATGCTCTAATGCGGTCCACCCTGTCGGCAGTCCCATCAATTGCTCGACCCAATCGGGGTTCAAGTGTCCTACTGGCTTCCCACGAGTGTTGGTCTTGGCCAGGTCTGGAGGGCCATATGTTTCGTGATAC